GGCGGTGTGACCCTTCCTCGTAAGGGAATCAAAAGCTGTTAAGGACTTCTAGCTCTTGTCTTCAACCCCGGCTTTGCTAAGGGAATAGCTCGCTTCAAACATAATCTGTTCTGAAGCGACATCAACTTAGTGTAAGTTAAGGTCGGGAGTTCCACTTGGGAGCAATCTTTTGAAATTCTATGAATTTTACAAAGGCGTCTCCGCAAGTCTCGAAATTTCAAATCGGTAAAGCGACCACCTGAGTCTCCAACTATAACGGAGACAGAAGTGCGTAAAGAGGCCACCTCACTCTCAAGAGCTGAGGTAGCTTTCCGCTCGAAAACTGGGTCCATTTTGGGGCTCAAGTAAGTTTTCACCGGTAAGATTTTCGAAACTAGTTTCGAAACCTTTGTTTGTAAAGAATTATTCTTTGCAACCAGGGGAGGAACATCTACCACACAATTGTGAACGGCTCGTACATACGCTGCAATATACCTAGTATATTTGTATTGTCGTACAGGTCGAACACCAAGGCCCCCGTACTTCACGGGGAGGTGGAGCAATTGTGGGTACAAACCACCAAGTTTTTCAATCAAGGGAACACTTAACTGGGCAGAACGGATTCTTTTCCGAGATGTCTTTAAGCGTCCTAAAGATTCAACAGCTGAGATTATTTCTATAGCTCCTAGGTGAGAGTTGAAGGTTAAATCCTTACTCAAACCGGCTAAGGGAATTATATCCTGGTCCTGTTGAAGAAAAACTTCTTCCACTACTTCATCTAATGCGAAAGAAACACGTGTTTCAACTTTAACACGGTTGAACACTTTTTCACAGAAGATGCCGCGAGTGGGGGCAATAAAACACTTCTTATATTGAAGCTCCATACCACTTAATCGTGTTATGTATGCCTCATAAGAAAGTATTTGTGCTTTTGTCCAACAGCCTATTATATCATCACCTTTTATAACATAGGAGGATCGGGGTAAACCGATCTTCCTACAAACATAGAAGTGAATAAGTGATAATAAAGGCCATGATCCTCCGAGACCGAGACAGGTTCCTGATTTAACATCATGGAACCCGTCACAGTCAAGGGTCTTGTTGTAAAAAGCATAAGGTGATATATCTAAATCAGCACTGATTTCATCTACTAGCTCCTTGCTTAGTAGGTCAGTTGCGGCCCGAAGGTCGCCTGAAAATAGATATAAAACCTTTTGATCCTTTCTCCATTTCACTTGAAGTAGAGATGAAAAGCCCTCTGGTGGACGCAAGACCTTCTTGTACCGGTCTGCTGAGAGAGTTAAAGAGGAAGGATCATCCAACAGGGAACCCCGTAATTCTGGGATGTTTTTCATTCTAGATCGTAACTGGGTTCCAATCCAATCTGCATATAAACCTTGATCAAGATTTGATATCGTGACTGGTCTTGTTTTGCCACGTTCGGCAAGACACCTAGCTTTCGCGATATTACTATTTTGATCAATAGGTTTAACCTGGATAAGGTCGGTGTATTCATCAACGAGCTTACGCAGGGCAATTGGATCTCCATTCTCTTTGAGAAATCCTTTGGACGCGGTTGCAAGGTCATGAACCCTTGCTGAGCAGTAGCGAACATTTGAATCTAAAATGTTTGTTACACGTTCACTACGTAACCGCACCCAAAATTCATGGATTTTCCCTCCATCACGCTGAGGATAATCATAGGTAGAAGAATTAACAACTACCTTTGGTGTCAGGAAGCCTGATGGGAGATCTGGAGAAATTCGTCCAATCTTCTTAGTGAAATGAAGAACCCATGATGGATTATCTATCTGTCGTGGAGTAGTTCTTCTTCCAATGAAGTCCTTCAAGTCTTTTTCTAACATTTGTTCTGATGGAAACTCGAGGGAGCGACCAATACATGAAAATTGAAGATAACTCTTTTTAGAGTAATTCCAAATTTTTAGTATAGTCGGATGGACAAATCTTTTCAGGGTAGTGCTTTGAGACCGGTCGACGTAACTTCGTAGACCAATTGCTCTCGCAGCAACTAACCCTGCCTTTATTCTATCTATTGGTAACATGAGAAAATTTAATATATAAATATCGAGTGGACCATTTAGGTAGATATAAAGCTTCTTCCGTTGACGGCTGTTGAAACCCGTTAATGGAAGGCATCTCTTCAAGAGGTTGAATCTAAATTCAACTCGTGAGAGGATTGTTTTTGCAGTCTCCGACTGCGACAATAGATCCTTTTGAAGAAGAATCATCTTCGCCTTATCGGCTGAAGTCCAAGATGCTGAACAAGCGTGTAAGCATAGTACTAGTGATGTTTTCATTAGGAACTGTTTACACTCATTCAGTG